GCGTATTCCCATGTTGCCATGCCTCTAGATCTGGCGTCTTACCCGAACACCAAGGCACAATCCGTCTCTGATGAACGAGACTTCTATCGGAAAACGTCAATGGCGGTTTCGTTCCCGTTCGCAACCCAAGGACGAGAAGCCGAACAGCACATCAAAGAGCGCCTGGCCTTCGTAACAAGTACGTGGGATAGTGCCGATCCGACGTCATTCGATACTTTTGAGCGGATCTTTTATGAGGGAGTAGCGACGTGAGCAATCCCATCGTTGAACAGATCCGACGTCTCGTTGTGATGGCTGATGGGAACAAAAGGTGGGAAGTAACCACTAAGGTCGTCAACAAAGGGGATCTCCCCTTCCCAGAACTTTTCGTTCTAACGATCTCGGACCCATCCGATCCGAAGCAAGACGTTCTTGCTCGGGTAGCTGTACCGCATGATCTGAGAAATTTCAGTGGCGACATTTACGTAAAGGTAGCGTCAACCGACATCACCTATCTCGGAGGAGACACCTTTGCCAGAATCGCCAATACCTCAGACCTGACTTCTCTGCCCAGAGACCGCGTCATTGCTGTGCAAAAGAATGCAACTGAATATCTCGTTTCCGCAATGACCAAACTCTATGACGCGCTAGTTACCGCCGACGCCGCTGGAAGAGAGATTGTTGCTCGACTTTCAGATCTTCAAACCGAATGGGCTGCAACCACTTCCGCTTTCATTGGACACATCACTTACACCCTGCCTGTGGTTGATCCCTCAGTACAAGCTGAACGAAGAACAACCTACACCAGCGCAAAAGCTGCCCGAATTGAGGCTGAGTCGGAACGAGACAGTCTTGCTACTCAGTTCGCCAGTTGCGACGCTAGCCAGAATCTAGACAAAGCTACTTACGATCTTCTCGCGTCCAGCGTCGCTTTACTGGAAAAGTCTCGATCAATCGTCGTAGGGCTAGACCTGACGTTGTCGCCAATTCCAGACACAAAAGACTACGTTCTGGGTCAAGGTGCCTTTTCCGCAGACCCCACGACGTACGAAGTCACACTTATACAAACAAGAGCCGCTCTGGAAGCGTGTCGGCAACGCTTACAGACCGGAGCAAACACCTGTGCCGCACTCTCTTCTCAACTGCTGGTTGCACAATCAGCGGTTACGTCGGCTCGCGCAGCAGAAGATACCGCGTTGGCTGAACTTCGAGCCGTTTGTCCTACCTTTACCCCCTGAGGACCCTCAATGGACCAGTACCACGATCCCGGTTTCGTAACTCTACGTAGACTCTGTCAGCGTTTCCCAAAAGCGGCGGAGTTCATCAAGAGCGCGTCCATCGAAGACGACATCAGCGAAATTCCGAAAACCGCTTTTGCCTGGCCTGAGAAACAGATGTTTCCAGTCCACTCCCAGACCCAAACAGTGATCTCCGCACTGTATCTGAAACAGGCAGCGGTTCCTCGTGAAGTCCAAGAAGCCGTGAAGACTGCCTTGGATGCCTACGGAGTACCTCCAGAGATCCTCGTGGAATCGATGGTCAAGGAAGCTGCCTGGACCGACGAAGAGTGCCTTTTCCCCGAAACACAGTCTTACCCGATCCGCACGTCTGAAGAAGTGAAGACCGCCGAGTTCAAGGTCCTAGGTCAGGTCACGAAGCTCTCCTTCGAGAACCGAAATCGGATCTTTGGGAAACTCTTCAAGAAAGCCCAATCCCTCGGTGTAACCCTGTCTCCACAGAGCTACAAGTACGCGGGACAGACCATGACGGACCCACAGACCTTGCGAGACAACCTCCGCGCTCGCGCTTCTGCCACAAAGGATTCCCAGGTCAAGGAAGGATTCCTCAAGCTGGCCGAAGCGGTCACCCAAGATCGCAAAGCTCTACGTGATCCTGCTCGACAAACGAAACTCGCCGCCACGATCTCGGAACTGGACAAGAAAGGCGGATTGATCCCGCACTACGATCGTCGTCTTGCCCCGCCCCAGTTCGTGGTCTACAACACCGAGAAGATGGCCGGAGGAGACGGCGTAGACCTTGGTGGGAAGTACTATCCGATCGCTTCCCTAGCCCAGCTTCCCATCACCTTCTTCTCAGATGCCCTGGGAAAGGACGTTGTACGGGAGATCGCCCCTGGTGGTCAGATCGATCCACAGGCACTTCAACAGGTTGTGGAAACCCTTCCAATCGACCTCAAGAAGATCCTTGCTCAGGGTCTGCACAACGCTGGAATCTAGTCCATGATCCTTTCAGACCCAGCGATCAGTCTTTCAGTAGCGTGGGACCAAACCACAAAGATCCTGGGCAACATCAAGGAATGGGAACCAGACACAATTCGAGTGGATCTCTCCCGAAGAGGCATCGAACCTTCTCCTGGTTTGATGGCGAAACTTTTAGCTGCTCAGACCATCGTCCAACACTCCAGTTGGGCAACAGATCACGATGTCTTCTTCGCATTCTGTCTTGCCTGCGATGGGATCCCTGCTGACGCGGAAGCCCTGACACACCCCACGGTTGAACAGCTTTGCTGGGGAATCGAAGAACTCGCCTTCCTGCTCAAGTTCCGCCCAAACGAAGACGACGGTTTCGACCCCGACACAGTCGACCCCGCAATCGCCACAGTCCTTCACGAAGACGGCTGGGTTTACGCACCCGCGCAACTTCGCTTTGTCCAGACGATCTTGGAGCGCCTCACCCACGACCCAAAACTCACAGACCAAGTCCGTAACCGTTGGACTGTCCTCGCCATCGCTCCGTCGGACACTTTCCGTCGTGAAGACTCCGACGAGGACCCTCTTTCAGTTCAACTTGCTCGACTGACCGACGCCCGCCACTACGTCGAAGAGCACCTACTGAGTCGCGCCCGACAGATATCCGAGCTATCGTCCTAGGACATGACCGCTCCACCAAAGGGTCTTGTCGCCCGACGGACGATCTCCGAACTTGCCGAGGCGTGGCTCCGTTTGGACGGCAGACCCTTCAGTCTCGTCAATTACCCGATGTTCCGTTCGATCTACGATGGACGGTACAAGCGAACACTCTTGATGACGTGTCGCCAAGTGGGGAAATCAACCCTACTGGCAACATTTTCAATCATCGAATCCATCCTAATTGACTTTTTTCGAACGCTGTTTGTAGCCCCCACCCAGGAGCAGACTCACAAGTTTTCCACGAGTAGGGTGGGAAAAACGATCATCTTCTCCCCCTTAATCAAACAACATTTCGTCGGCTCCGCGACCACCAACCGAGTACTTTCTCGGATGTTCAAAAACGGTTCCGAGATCAACTTCAGCTACGCCATTGACGATCCCGACCGTGCTCGCGGAAACAGCGCTGACCGTTTGAGTTTAGATGAAGTACAGGACATGATCCTGTCAATCGTAGAACCTGTGCTTCGTGAATGCTTGTCGGAGAGTATTTATCAGTTCCAGAACTGGGGTGGAACGCCGAAAACCAACGAAAACGCGATCCAATATCTCTGGGAAACTTCTTCTCAAACAGAGTGGGTACTCAAGTGTGATGGATGTAACAAGTACAACATCATTCGCACCGAAAAATCCTTCAGTCCTGCCGGTCCAATCTGCCTGTCCTGCGCGAAGCTCCTGAATCCACGCAACGGCTTGTGGATCGACATGAAAAAGGACATGGATGTTAAGGGATTTCACATCTCCCGAGCCATCATGCCTAGAAACGTACCAGCAGCATGGACGCGACAAACTGACATCGAACTAGCTACTGAACTCTGGAAAGAAGTCTACGCAAAACTCGAAGGACGAAACGCCTATCCGATCTCCAAGTTCCGAAATGAAGTCATCGGAGTTTCCGATTCCGTAGGTCGTCGCGTTGTCACGATTGAAATGCTCCGAGAGGCTTCTACGGGACCTTTCATCCTTCGAAAACCCGTCATGAACCAAAACATGATGGGTGTCGCCAAAGTAGCAGCAGGAATCGATTGGTCCGGGGGAGGAACAATGATGACCTCTCGGACTGTACTCTGGATCTTTGGATGGATCCCTTCTCGGGACTTATATCGAACCCTCTACTACCAAATTTATCCAGGAATGAATCCCGTTGATGAAGTGATGGACATCGCTCAAACCTTGCAGA